AAAAATTTTCATAGTAATAAATTTTATAAAAGTCCCAATAATGACAAACCTTTTTGAAGAACACTCTACCAACTATATAAGCACTTTAAAGAAAAAATCATAATATATTTAAATGGAAGGTGTGACTCTCCCTCATCCACCAGAAGGGTATGAGTATTATTTAAGAAAAAAACCAGTAATCAAAAATAAAGATCCATCGGAGTTGACACCAAGACAACTCGCGACCTTGAAGTACCGTGAAAAAAACAAGGAAAAATTGAATGAGCAAAAAAGATTACAATATGAAAAAAAGAAAAATGAAGAAAAAAGTTTGTCAACATCGGGACAATCCCAATAAATTACATTTTTCCTATGGAGATAAATCTTGAAGAGTATAAGAAGTTTAAAAAATTTTCATAGTAATAAATTTTATAAAAGTCCCAATAATGACAAACCTTTTTGAGGGTGCGTTAAATAGTCAAAAATATACTACAGTATAATAATAGAAGCCCTCATAGTTCAAAGGCAGAATGTGGATTTAGTATTTTACGTAACAAGTCTAAGAAGGGAGATCGATACTCTCTGGGGGCAAACGAGGTGGCGCAGTGGAAGCGCATTGGGCCCATAACCCAAACGTCGGTTGATAAACAACCTCTCGTTATTTTTACAATGTGTTTTCCATATTGTAAAAATGACTTTATTTATATCTTTCTATCTAATTGAAAAATGTGTTCAACGATTATAGAACCACCGAGTAGTGTAAGAATTGGATTATCGTATTTAAACCCGTAATTTACAATTGCAAAACCCCAAATAAATGCTAAGAGATCTGTGACCGGAGCAGCCATGTAACTGCAATTTGATTCCGTTGGAATTGATGCTTCCATCATTTGATAGAAAATATATCCAAATATAACAGATATTACCAAAGCATAAATATGCTTATTCATATACTATCACTCTGATAATTTTTTTGATTGCCTATTTATTCCTCATTATTTTTACAATCTATCAAGATTGTAAAAAAAATAGTTATTTATATTATAATGAGTAGCTCATCAATTCAAGCAGCTATCAAAGCTGCCAAAGAGTTGGTGATAAAAACGTGTACAGATAAGGACACTCTTTCTAAATGGTTAGAAGAAAACCAAGAAAGTGACCATTATAAATTTACTCCAGATGATCCAAAGACTGTATGTCTTCGTCCTACACTATCATCTTTTCAGATAGAACAACACAAGGTTACCTTTTGTAGTTTAAAACCGGAACATTCGGTATGTCCTACACCCTCGAGTCCTACACCCTCAAGTCCCACACCCTCGAGTCCCGCACCCTCGAGTCCTACACCCTCGAGTCCCACATCCACAAGTCCCACACCAAGTTCAGATCCTCAATCTAATACGAACTCAACACTTCCTATGTCTATCTCCGCGTCTATGTCTTCATGTTCATGTTCATGTTTAGTTATTATAATACTAGTTGTCATGTCACAGCGGAAACGATAGAAATACTATCACTCTGATAAATTTCTTGATTGTCTACATTTATTGGTGGTGCGTCTAACAATTCAACTTCTAGCTTATTTTCTTGTTGTGTAGGTCTTGTGTGTACAATTCGACATTCTCTGGCACTCAGTGTATTCTGCGGAATCACAACTATAGGCTTGCATAAAAGAAGATACATTTAATATCTTAAATGATTTAAATGGAGCTCAAAGAACTCAAAAATCACTGGAAAACCATTCGAGAAGAACTAGAGCAACTTCCATCTGTGTTCATTTCAGAAGAACCTCGTCCAACTGGGGAATGGGAAGGTTCTGAACTTATTAAGAAAATTGTATCTCAATATTCATCTGGAAAATATGGTTGGTTGAAGGGAGGACAAACGCATGTTCAAGATGATTGGATAAGTTGGCCTCTTATTTGGGAAGGTAAGCCTGTTTTGGGCAATTGTTTAAAATGTTTAGAAACATACGAACTACTTTCTCAAATCAAAGGTATACAGATTGCTGGATTTTCCCTAATGAAAGGTGGTGTAAAATTGAAAGAACATGTAGATCCAGTTGGTGAGAGATATAGATTCACATATCATTTGGGTTTAAAATGCCCTAAAGGATGTTTTTTACATCACAAAACCCTTGGAGATATTGAAGAAGAAGACGGAAAACACATAGTTTTAAATGCTAGATATCCACATTGGGCAGAAAATACGTCACAAGAAGACCGTGTGATACTCTATATTGAGTTTTATACACCAAAAATTACACTTCAATGATTTTAGACCTGTTATCAACCCACCCTCTCAAGCTTATGTCACTTGGTTCGCACCAAGGATAAACATCTTCGCCAATGAAGTTTACAGCTTCCATACCCGATTCAATGCATTCGTCGCATATTTGCATGTTATCATCAATTATGCAACTAATACCCAAAGCTCGACATATATCCACTTTCTTAATTTCATTTTCAGTAAAGCTATTTGTAAGAATTACATCTTCAAATACACCCGGAAAGAATTTATCGATCCACAGTTCTGTAGTAGTTCTAACTACATCTTGGCGTCCGGTAACAATGTAGAGCTTATCAAATATCTTTTTATAGTTGTGCATTGCTAATTGTGAACCAATAATTGGTTTGAGATAAAGAAAGTCTTTGGAACGATAAAATTTATGAAGAATTTCTTGGGATTGTTCTTCTGTACAGTTGAATATTTCTCGGTATAAGTATTTATATTTTGGTTTAGTTGGAAGTGCTACACCTCTCCATTTAGCCATGGGTTCGAGTAGATTAACAAGAACCTCGTCTATGTCCACAGCGAGTTTGGTGTTCATTTACTTTCCCTGGATATTATTCGTAGTCTCGAATTACTACACCTACTGGAAATCTTGGTACTCCGAGAGCTGTCAGGTTTTGAAAGCGCACAGTAAGTTGTTTTCCAATGTAATTATCCTTTTCACGATAACATCGTTCTCTTTCTTTGATGGTACCTTCTGGGCGAACTGTAAATTCTTGACCATTTGCAGTCTTACATACCCATACAACAGCATCCTCATCTCTTCCATGACCAGTATTAGCCCCTACAATTTCATACTCTTCAGTTTGAAACTCTTTGTACTTTAAAAGATAGTTACTTCGTTTTCCAATTTCATAAATACTTGTAGATTCACGAATCATAATTCCTTCGTGTCCTTGGTCGACAAACTTGGTGTGTAACTTGGGGATATCACTCTTATCTTTTACGAGTATAGTCTCAACAACAATATCTGTTTTGGTTTTCATAATCTTTTGTCTTTCTGCGAATGGAAGGTCTGGTCTTTGAATATGAAAGTAGTCAAATACGTGAAATCCTAAACTTTTGGGATTCATTTTGAAAGCACTTGTGAGTTCTTCAAATGTCATACCCGAGCTGTAACATTCCCCATCTAACCATTCCCCATCTCCAAGTTTATACGCGAGATGCTCAACACCTTTAACAATTTTACCAGTCCTTGAGAAACATCCATCCTTGGATACAAGAAGACGAATACCATCCAATTTGGGTTGAACATAAAACGGAGATGTAATATATTTCTCCCGGTCTTCCCATTTATTAGCTAACATTGGTAAGATTTGCACACCCTTGGTATTCTCGTTATTCCACATAGTCTTGGCGCGAATAAGAGCTTTTTCGTATCCGGTCGTAACATTGGTCCTTGAAACTGTAACTTTGTCACTTCCAACCATTCCACTTGTTTTTACAATGTCGGCGGTTCCATTGCCAAGGTCTTCTACGTGAATATCAGTAAATCGCTGTTTTCCATTTTTATCTTTGCGGATAAGACGTTCCATTATACGTATAATTAATTTCTCAACTTTAAATATGATACCAGTTGTAAATTATGGTAGAATGGAGCGACTTAGGCCACCCGAGCGCACAAGTATTCCAATGAATATGAATACATTTTGTGTTATATTTATAATTTTATGTGTTCTCGCTTTGTATAGACGTGCTAGTATTATTAGTCAATCGCGTGAGCAATCTTATACTTTAGACACTTTGATACCGGCAAAAAGAGGTCTTTCTTCATAAGTTTTTTAAACTTCTTTTCTGGAATTTCTGTCTTGTCCATATACATTTTCTTGAGATTCTTCATAAATGTGTCACAACTCTTGACTTCGGTTTTGAGATCTTGATATTTCCCCCAAAAGTCTGTGGAAAGTTGGTGAATCAGAAGGTATGCATTTTCACCCATGCGACGTTCTGAACCACCCAAAAACATAAATGTAGCTGCTGAGCAACAGGCACCTTGGGCAATTGTAATAACCTTTACCCTAGACTTTTCGATTACGTTCTTGAGTGTGAAGCCGGAAAACATATCACCACCCTCACTCATAATATGAATACGAATTTCTGGTTCATATCCAATAAGGTCGGCTTTCTGCTTAAGAAGTTGAATTTCAAGTTTACGAAAAGATTCTACAAACTCAAGAGTATTTTCAGGTGTAATTTCACCGTAAAAGTGAATTTCATTACCAATGGTCTTAGTACATTCAGGTTCATCGTCTTCTTCAATCAACTTCCCCTTATTCGCAGGCATGAGAGAATTAAGGATGTTTTCAACCATCTTATCGGCTTCTTTGTTCGATGGCATTTTTCAATGCTTTCTTTACTCTTGTAACGTCTCTCTGTTTTAATTTACTTGCGACTGCAAGATGATTCATGACATCAAAATCCTGTGGGCTTAAACCATAATCTAACATTGGTTCTATATTTCCGTGCTCTGCATACGTTTTTAACAGGTATAGTTTCTCCTTATCTAGACCCGTTGGGCATTTATGTTTAATATCATTATATTTATGAAATCTCATTTTATAATTGCCATATTTAGTCCAACAACTCCCAGGTCTAATTTTATCGCGAATGAGGGGTTTTCCAAGTGCTGATTTTGGAATGGAAATGGCATTAATAATAAAATATGGCATAAGATTCCAATCACCCGAAGAGTACATTTGTGTGTCATACAAATCGGCATCGGAAAATCCCTGACTTGCACGTACGACATTAATACCTTTAGAATCTAAATAGTTTTCTTGAAATATATCCCATATGTGACCATGTTCGTGTATTGACGATGGCATACGAATAGCTTTTGGGTCGCATAAAATATCATGTATAAACTCTTTGGGTGTTTTAAATGTATCCTTTTCAACAGAATCATCTAGATATGATAAAAAATTGCGAATATTGCCATCACATCTGATAGCCGCCATTTCAGCTTTTTGTGAGCGATCATCTGTAAGAGTTAACAACTTATCTGGTTTATGTTTCGGTATGAATATCGTCTCAAATCTTGGAAACATACACATATTTATGGAAGTAACTACGAGAGAACCACGAGATAATTTTTCTCCGTCAGAAACTCTATCGATTAGAGATTTATATTCAGACTCATAATCCTCTATGAAAGTGTGTTTCGCAGCACTTTTTATAAAAGTTAAAAATGGAGATTTACTTTTCAAATGTTCTTGTTGTATTTCAATACTGTTTGATTCATTGAGTACCGAATTCAAAACATAACTCTTCCCCACACCAGATGAACCACAAATAAATACATTTTTTCCCTCTGTGATGTACTTCCGTAACAAATCGATTTGCTTTGTATGAAGTGTGCTCACAGGCTCTTCTTTTTTTTGTCCAACTATTTTAATGAAAGAGTCCATTGATGATCTTACTAATCAAGCCATAGATTTGGTGCTCGAAAATGACGCACTACAAGAACGTATCGTAAAACCTTTAAGAAGGAAAATTTTACCATATATTGCTTGTTCAATTTTAACTAATCTAGGAATGTTTATTCTGTTGGTGTACCTTGCTCGACGTCTGTCTCTTCTTCAGACGCCACTGATGTAAGTTCTTCTTCCTCGTCTAACTCTGACTGCATTTCTTCGAGTATTCTAGTTTTTGCTTCATATTCTTCCCTGGACTTTACAAGATCTCCAATTTTAGACAGTGGTCCACCTTTTGTAATAGCTGATATGATGTTCACACCCTTCTTAACATCATTAACTGTCAGTTTCAATTTTGGAATAGCGCGAACATCTAAAATTTCTGGTTTTGTAAACACATTATCAAGTGGATATTCTTTTTCAAATGCAACTAATATAGTTGTGGGTACGGCTGGTGATTGCTCAATGAGACGATCGTATTCAGTCTTAGAGTTGTTTACAAAGTCGAGACCGTCAGAGTTTCTTTCTTCTCTTGCAAGAGCTAATGTAAGTCTAATATTTCTGGAGAGAAGTCCATATGAAAGGGCTGCAGCCTTATGATTTTCCATGAGTTCATTAATTTTAAGGAACTGCATAATAGTAGCGACAAGACCCGCAACAAGATTGAGACCACCGATTACAGATGGAACCATTCCGCGGACAGACTCTGGAAATTGGTCTTGTGCAAAGTTTGCTGTACCAGTCAATGTGGAAAGAATAATGACAGGCAAAGTAAAACGCATGCTTAATTTTTTGTACATTAGGAATGCTCTGTGATGCATATATCTGTAACACCCAGCAGCCTCACCCCACTGACGTAATATACTTTCGTGTTGGTCGTTCCAACTTTCTCGTCGATGCTCACGTTCTTTTTGTCTAATCATTTCATCGTCAATAATTTCTGCGCTCATGTTATAATAGATGAACATAATATTCTGGATCCATCTTGCATTTCTAATAGCAATTCTTGTCGTCCCTTTCACAAATGACAGACGTAATTTAGATTTTTATTCTATACTTATTCCATTTTTATTCTATCATTGGTCAGTCAACGACGATACTTGTGCACTCACACAAATGGAAATGGTAGTCACGGGACAGGAAAAAGAAACCACATTCATGCACCGAGTTGTAAGTCCTATATATAAGATGGAAGATAATGATGTAAACAATCTTACAAAAACTTTGTTCTTCTTCTTATGGGCTGTTGTTCAGTATCGTCTTGGACGCTTTGATATGTTTATTGACGACTTCAAATTAATGATGTCAGGTAAAACACCAAAGTAAATAATAGCATAAAGTTTTGACGCGATGAACTTACAAATAACCATGGAGATGATTCGTGATATCAAGCAACAAATTCAAGCCCTTGAACATTCAAAGGAATATCATCACCAAAAATATATGAATAATATTACACTTATTGATGAAAAAATTGATAGAATTGAAAAACAAATCGAAAGGACAAAGTCCCAAGTGAAGCGAGATCTTCTCAAGCGAAACTTGGATTGGTGTGAAGAAGAAATTATTAAGATGGATGAAGCAATCGAGGTTATCACACGTAATATTGATTTTGAAATTAAAAAATTTGAAAAAATTATAAAATCAATTGAAGAAAGAAAAGAAAAAGAAAAAAAATCATTCGAATATAATATTCAATCGATTCGAGAATGTGTTAAAAATCGCAGCACAACAAATATATTTAATGTGCTAGACTCAGTAGCTAATGCGTTAGAAATTATTAGAGCCGAGAAGAATCAAACTTAAAACGATCAAAAAAATGTACAGATACTTTAAAATTATAATAAATTATCATACATAATGCATCGGCTATATCATGCTTTCTATCATAGGGGATATCTTCATTTAAATATTTATTTGCAATGGAAACCGTCCTTTCTTTGCGCTCTTCATAGTTTAGATGCCTCATACCAAAATGTGTATGCATGCTCACAGGTGAAATAAGTATAACTTTATCTTTGAATATGTAATTTAAAAGCACCTCGATATTAGTAAAACCACCCGGTGGTTGTCTCTCTATAAGAATTGTATCTGCCGCGTCAAATATGAATTTGTGATCATCTATAAATAAAGGAACTAAATCAACAATATCATTTGAATATATATGTTTGTAATCCTCAAGACTTACCTTCTTTATATACTCGACATTGATTTTTGGTCCATTTCCACATTCAGCTAATACAAGACCCATATTATGATATCCAATGTCTATGGATAAGATCTTCATGACTTTATGTAAATAATATTCCTTAACTAATATAAATGAAGATAAAGAGTAAAAATAAAAACCAAGTCTTGTGGTCGGTTATAGTTGTACTTACTCTCATTTTGAGCTACATGTGGTTGAATCCAAAAGTTGTTGAAGTTCCAGTAGAGGTTCCCGTAATGCCTATTACACCAAGATATACATTAGAACGCGAACGTGAACGTGAACGTGAACACCAGCGGGTACACGAACCAGAATTCAGACACGCACCAATTCGACAATACAAACCTGGTCATATGCAACAGATGGGTGTTCTCATAGGTGCGGGTGAAGAAACACTTCCATTATACGGAAAGGAAGTGACAGGTCGACGCGATCGTTACCATTACTATACAACCACGGGTGGTGAAAATCTATATCCACTTCCCGTAACTCATAATGCACGAGACTGTATGGAAGATATTGGATGTGAAGAACTATATGGGAATGAAACAGTGTCAGTTTTAGGAAAAACTGGTTCATACTCGGTGAATATGTATCGGACAGATGATTTTTTTTAAATACCAAGACGCTTCTTTGTGTCCCTAACTAGCATACCAGAGGACGAGCAGCTACAGATACAACATGCAGCCAACGCCATGAGGAATGGCGGAGTCTTTATTGGAAAAGACATCATTTTTGTGGTTGATTTGAATGTAATGAAAGTGCAACATAAAAGACTTAGGAGTCTTGAATAACTCATTGGTTCTTCCTTTTTTTTTGCCATTTTATACTATATATCAACAAAAATTATTTCGTAAACTCATGATAATATCATATTCTCTCCCACCCAGTCCTGGATTTCTTGATAGTCTCGCTTTGAGTTTCAGGAGTTCCAGAACTGTATCATCATCGAGATTTTTAAAAAAGTCTCGCTTCGCCTCAATATCATCGATATTGGTAAGCTCCTTTCTCGCCTGAACATATGGCCATGTATGCCTTCTGAGTGATGCGACCTCCTCTTCAAGTTGCCTGATACGAGGAAGAAGCACTTGAGTAATGAGAACTCGTGTTTCCATATATAAATTATATGTATTTAGTTCTTAAGTGAGAAAGACTTAAAAATATCTAACGAAATATATCTAATGGTGGGAACACTCAAACGGTTTGGATACTGGTCACAACCACCCATTTCTGTAAGTAAGCCGCGATTTCGCATTATCGCAGCACAAAGAAGTGAGGAACTTGGGTATGAACAGAAGAAACGTAAAATCACACGTATCGCACTTCAGCAATTGTATGAATCTCCATCGCTGAGAGAGCCATACGAAGTTACTGTGAGACAAATGCGTCTCAAAATGATTTTACACGAAGCTCTTGATATTGCGTACGCCATATGTGAACACCAAGATGCCCAGGAATGTCGCTGGGCTTGGGAAATGGTAGACGAAATTGATGATGCGGCAACCAGAGCTGGCGTCAGGTATCAATAATTTCCTCACCTATATTAAATGGAGTACGAGAAACTCAAAGACAAAGTCAAAAAGATGGGCTTCAGAGTGACTAAGGATGTCAAAGGTAAGCGTGTTAAACTCACTAAAAATGAACTTAAATCAAAACTTCCAGTGAGAGCTATTCCAGTTCCCACACTAGAAAATCAGGCTAAGAGTGCGAAGAAGTTCATTCGCGTTTGTAAGATGGTCCTCAGAGAAGCCGAACCAAAGATTCCACGTACGAGACAACAAACTATACGAATGTCTCCAAAGCGATTGGTTCCACTTGCACCCATAATACCTCAGGCACCGCCACCTCCACCACGACCAGTAGGTCTCAATCCAAGAGCTCAGCTTATGGCTAACCTTAAGGCGGATCTTAAAAAGCGAGGTCTTGCGAATAACAACAACTAATTTGGAGTTATATCCATCTTTTTGAATGGGGTACATTTAACTGTACTTGGACCTTTAATAAATACTTCCTGATCTGTAGTACTATATGCTCGTACCGCAAAATCATCACTTACACGAATAGATTTAAAGTTTGCCTCAACTTTTGATGGAACTTTATCTGTGTGACTATGTTTGCCACTGTAATCACATTCTTCATAATAATGAACACCTGGAGCACTTGGATCTATCATTTTCTCTGGTTCTGGCTCTTGTTTCAAAATAAAATATACTACAAAAGCCAAAATTAGAATTATAGCAAAAATAACTGCTATCATTATTTACTACTGTATTAGACGAATTTAATCCCGAACCTCTTTGTCATAAATTTACGAACATCTTCGAAATTTGGTTGACTCCAAAGATACCAACGTGACCAGAAACCAGCCCCATCGATACCACTCATTTTCCAATCTTCTTTATCACTCTTGTCGATATTTCGCATCATTCTATGTATCATTGCTGGATTGCGTTCGGCTATAATACGTCTTGGAATTTGACCACCGTGTCTAAGGACATACGAACGCATACGCGAAGGATTCTTGTGTTTGGTGTAGTCTGAATAACCACTTGCACCAAAGTCAACAGTCCTGCCGTCTTCTAAGATTGCCCTGAACTTCTTTTTGGGATTAGGGCTACGAATAATTTTGACGTGCATACTTACAATTTACTATTAATTTAATTTCGGCAGGCGCCACAGTATCCTTCTTTCTTATCACTGGTGATAAAGAAGAGTTGTTCGTCACCACGCTTTACCCGGTACATATGGTCATACATATGAAGAAGACCAATGGCGAGAGCAGCAGTGGAGAGAACAGCCTTATTCATCTTACGAACAGACCACGCATAATAAACAATCATAGCGAGAATAGACAATTGAACAAACGTCATCTTTGGTGCTACAAATCGTTGTTCCAATTGTTGAGTTTCTTGTGTGGGTTCAGGTGTAAATCGTTCCATCTTTGCGCCGTAACCTGGCATTTTTATTTTATACTGAGAAATTAATGTGGCGTATCCTGTGGTTGCCCGTAGTTCTGGTCCTTCACGATTATTTGAAATCTCCAATAGATAAGTTATATTTCCAGAAGCCGCTGCGCCCCCTTATAGGTATGAGAAATACACTGGTGGATATGATGCTTCACCAAGTGGAATACGATGTTCTCGATTATCCAAATCTTTGGTTTGTTAAGGTAAACTATAATAAGATTCTACAAGAGTTTGAAAAGGGTGTTGGACGCGCAAAGAAACGTTATTTTCATAAGCTCGACCCTTGGTTTCGAAAGAATGAAAAATACTATTACTATAAAGTCAAAGATTTCCCAGAAATTCAAAAAATAATTGAGCAAATTCCGTGTATAGATAAGGATACCGCAAAGTTTGCTGTAATGGACGCACCAATGTCTATACCAGCACACAGAGCTGAAAGTAATTTAATGCTTCGATATCATCTCACGATAAAGAGTGGTAGGGATTGTACCTTGTATACAGAATATGGACCCCATCGCCACCAACCCGGACAAGACTTTTTATTTGACCATTCGCGAATCCATCGCGTTGTTAAACGCGGATTTCAGAAAAGAGTTGTTCTTATTCTTGATATCCACAGATTCTAAATGTCTTCTACACACAGCTTTGTAACTTTCGTTGCCACCCACAAGTTCAATTTCATCCGATTGTATGATTCGTTTTGTAAAAGGTCCGGGAGTTCCATTACAACAATCCATACATAGAGCTGATAGCTTGATAACGTCACTTGCCATGGGAATACAATCAATGACTTCTCCAAACTTTCTTTGTTTGTAATCACCATCAAGACCTGTCACGATAACTGATTTTTTTAGAAAGAGACACATACCCACAAAGTCTTTGAGGTCTGTAAAAAATTGTGCTTCATCTATAGCCACAATTTCAGCGTCACAAAATGCCTCGCTGATGATACAGTGAGATATATGGTCAATTTTGAGGCATGGAAATTCGACACCATCGTGTGTCTTTAGGACTTCTTCAGGGGAACGTGTATCTTTTGTAGAGTTGATGACAACAATTTTCTTACCTATGACTTTATATCTCTTAAGTCGTCTGATGAGTTCAGATGTTTTACCAGAAAACATATTTCCCATAATTATTGTGAGACCCATCTTGTCTTTCTATAAAATAATCTTTCTTTTTTATAATGGTTGATATTCAAAGGTGTTATTATGATGGACACAAGGGATGGGTATCGGCAAAGTCAGGTCGTGTTAAATTTGGTAACATAATCTATCCAAATATTCTTGTAGCGATTAATCATCTTCGTCATAAATAATTTGCGAAATGCATTTTTATCAAAAATCCCATTGACAATAAACTTAACACAATACCAATAAAACAACAATTGCAAAGGGTGTTCATTGGAACCTCATCATTTGGAATTGCATTTTCTCTACCCCAACTCATTGAAATAAATCTACATAATAATTAAGATGCCTCTCAGCGATCAGGAAATTTCAAAAAAGGTAAGAGAGCTGCGTAAAACAAAAGGACCTATTTATGCACCTCTTAAATACTTTCGAGGTCTAACAACTCTTCAGGAAGTTGAAACTCGATATAAAAAGATGCTCAAGAAAGATTACAGCAACTTCAAGACTGATAAGGGTATTAAGACGCGTACATCCTCATATACCCAAAGATTTAGAAAGAAGTATCCAGGTGTAAAGTCCCTTCCAGATATAGCGAAGGCTACAAAGATACCCCTCAAGAACCTCGAAACAATCTACAATCGTGGTCTCGCTGCGTGGAGAACTGGGCATCGTCCAGGAGCTTCTCCACAAGCGTGGGGATACGCAAGGGTTCATAGTTATGTAATGAAGGGAAAGACGTATCATACAGCGAACGCTAATCTTCATACACATCGTTTGTGATGTCTGATAATATCATATCTTTCACGACGTCGTATAAAACGGTGAGTAAAGCGACTTTATAAGCGAGGAAGCCTATTAGAGTCGCACCATAATCAAAATCAAAACCGAATGGTGCATGATTCCACATTGTTTCAAAAACAGCGGTACATATGGGTACTAATAACTGTTTCTGAATAGATGAATTTTCGATATTATCTACATGATTTGAAAGAAGACTTATATATGCCAAAGAAGATGCAACCCCGAGTGCAGCAGATACACCTTGTTCAGCACCTTGTGTGATAAAATATGTTGATGTGAGTGCCGTACCATAACCCAACGTAGTCTTATTAATTTTACGTTTAAGTTTTTCATAATCTGTTTTAGGGGTAATTGCATTAACGATGTGATGATGAATAGCCCACGCAATGCCCATTTGTTATATAATACATCATTTCCTTAATTTATTTAAAGATACAGAACAATCTAATGATAATGGAGTGCGTTTTTAAAAAGTTTGCTACCGAATTATATAGAAATGGTATACACGTTGGTTACAAAGTTAAATTTAAACATATAGACCCATTATGTAAAAAGTGGTCAAGAAATAGAAATCCAGACAAAGAACGTGTGGATGAGATGTGTGATTATTACAAAATGGGTGGTTATCTCCCATGTTTATTACACCTGGCGGAGACAAAGGACGAAGGTTTAGTTTGCTATGATGGTAATCATAGAAGAGAAGTTTTAAAAATGGTATATACACCAGATACAGAATGTATCGTTGACGTGATATTTAATGCAACAATAGACGATATATATAATGCATTTTCAAATGTAAATAAAGCGGTTGATGTACCTGAAATTTACTTGGAGGAGACTTCAAATATAAAAGAAGATGTATTAGATTTGGTAAAAAAATATGAAACGAAGTATAAACCTTTTATATCAAAAAGTTCGAGATGTCGTTCGCCAAACTTTAATCGTGACGTTTTCACAGATAATATTACTAAAATTTATAAATATCTCGACGGTTTAAGAACTATTTCAGAAATTGGAGAATTGCTGGAAAAACTAAATAAGGAATATGCAAATGGAAAAATGTGTAAATCTCACTCAAAATATCCAAGTAGTGTCATTGAAAAGTGTAAGAAATACAATTTATGGTTGTTCATTGAGCGAGAAATACCCTGTGATCACGTCGAAAAAATGACAAGTAAAAAGAAATTTGGTATTTTTTAAAACAAATAAAGACAGCAAACCCATATATACTATAAATGAGCCTTCGTATTAAGAAACTTACTCCAAATGCTATTCTTCCAACTCGTGGTTCTGGGGGTGCTGTTGGATACGATATTTACAGTACTGACGAGGTTGTGGTTCCTCCTACACACCGCGCTCTTATCGGAACGGGTATAGCCATGGTTTTACCACCGGGTGTCTATGGACGTGTCGCACCCCGTTCCGGTCTAGCGGTAAAGCATGGTATTCAAGTTGGCGCTGGCGTCATTGATCCAGACTATACTGGTGAAGTCAAAGTCGTTATCTTCAATCACGGAGATAAGGACTTTAAGGTTGAAGTTGGGGATCGTATCGCACAACTCGTGTTAGAGCGATGTGAGACACCCCCAGTTGAAGAAGTTGGTCTCGTTGAAGAGACTGAAAGAGGTGCTGGCGGATTTGGCTCTACCGGTGCTTAAGTATACGAAAATCACGTTCTATCTATAGAGACTCTATGGGATTGTACCACATGTCTTCTGGTGTTGGCATGAACAATATACCTTTACGCATTGTAACCCATAATTTGGCGTGTTCAATGTTAGGGTAAGACCAGAGCATCCATCTTTCCCAGAAATCTCGATGAAATTGATCATCCCAGTGTTCAGTCGTACTTTCATCCACCATCAACATACCTCTGTGAATTTCATAGGGGTCTCTCTCAATTTTCAACCTCTTAGGAACATTCCCACCCTTCCTAATAAGTTGTGCACGCATGCGTCGGGGATCTTGATGGTCTGTATAATCCTCGACATTTACTTGTCCAAAATCGATAGCTCTTTTATCCGGAAGGATTACTCTATATTTATGAGCCACTGATGGACTGGGTCTGAATACAACGTACATTAATATTTTAATGATATATTTCTTTAACGCTTAGTGACGCGCTTAATAATAACAAACTTGAGATCGTTTTTTCGAACCTTTCCACGTGTGAATGGATTTATGAACAGTACCATATTACCATTAGCATTAAGAGCTTTAGTCATAGACATACGCGCTAACTTACGAAAAGAATCTGGATTAAGATATAACTTGTCAATTTTTACAGCCTTTTCGCCAGTCTTGAAGTTTTCATATGTAATTGGATCCGATGGGAGTTCTTTTACATCCATTTTTTCCCACTTTATCTTATTCGTTTTCTTATTTTCACTTTCGTCCTTTTTCATTCTTTTTTCATTCTTAATATAATTCGACGCATTTGGTCTATTTGTGTTATTGTTACCAAAGTTAAGACGACGTGCAGCTGTTCCTCCATTCACACCAAAAGTCATGCGCGCTGTTCGCATGCGTCGGAGGTTATTTGGGTTGATATTATTTGAGTTTGAGTTTGAGTTGTAGCGATTTCTTGGAGCATTTCCACGCAATCTTCTCTGAAATGAGGGTGATCCAAATAAACGAATGGCTTCATTATAATTTGTGGTATTAAAAGTTGCACGATTCCCTGGACTACCAATCATAACATTATCGTTATTGTTCATGTTATAATTGTTAAAGATTATAATTATAGTTTGAGTATGAAGACATATACATCACTTGATGGTATTCAAATTAAGGTTGGTGAAAATGCCAAAGATAACGATAATCTGACAATGTCAAGTTACCCAAAGGAATGGTGGATGCATGCAAATGGATACCCCGGGTCTCATGTGATTATATGTCACGAAGAAGATACGATTCCTAAAGAGACTAAACGAGATGCCGCAGTTCTCGCTATACATTATAGTAAGGTGCCAAAGACAAAAATGTCTCTTGTTGATATGATCCGTGTTGAGCAAATACATAAGTATGCAAATTCTAATCACGGTGAAGTACACCTTATTGGGGATTATGTAACTTTTACTATTTTTATGAATAAGGAAAAATCAAGACTTGAGAGACTTTTGAAACTAAAATAAACTTGAATAATGACCGGCGATGTAATACACATCCTTAAATCCCAATTTCTCCAATGTCTCTGCCGCATACCTGGCTCGTTGTCCAGTATTGCAGTACACAAGTAACCCCTTCTTTGGAAGTTTACGCGTTGTCTTCTTATTAATCTTATTCACTGGAATGTGTATAGCACCACGATAGTGACCAGCTTTATATTCCGCATTTGTGCGTACATCAATGACTCTCTTTATCTTTCCTGAACGAATCAATTTCTTAGCTTCCTTGGAACTTATCAATTTAGCACCAAGGAAGGTATAGGCTGTGGCAGCTGTAAGCACTCCAGCTACTATGACAGGTAACATTTGTATATACGAATATTAATTTTTATGTGCCCATTCCATAATTTTTACAAGTGACCAAGAACTATCAATACTCGATGTGAGGTTTAGTTTTGTCAATCTTTTTTTCACATTTTCAGTATTTAGTTTATCGACGAGTTTTGGTATTTGTGCTATATGATTAAGTTTAAATCTTTTACCCTCGCTATCTGTAATTTTTATAATATATGGAAAGTTTGTCTCAAAGTATTTCCATTTTAATGTATTTCTTTCCGAACGAGGTATATATTTATGAATAAGCCCCCACACAACATGCTTCACAAACGCAAGACGTTCTCTTGGATCTTTAGGACCTAATGGTGTACCAATTGTATCATGCATCATAGCTATGAAAGATTCTATATAACAAAAGTGATGCTGTGATAATTCGTCATATTGTGAGATTTCAAATGATTTTTCAAGAACCTTTTTGTTTCTTATAGTAATCTTTGTATTTTTCAATAATTTTTTATATGCATGTTCACCCGTAGTCACAAATCCACCCGTAGGTTGGTATGTCGAGTTTGGAGAAATTATCTTATATTGTTTTCCATATACAGTTTTGAGTTCATTTCGAAATTCACTCCTGTTACCACCCATAGAATTAAACAACTTGATTTCTTTGGATTTGTGATGAACCCTCGCGAGTGCGTAATGACCACTACCATCTGGATAGGTGTGATCTATGTGTATATATTTAATACCATTGCGATTGCGAGTAGGTTTAATCATACTAGAGGTTCGTTGACATTGAAATTTAAAATCAAATCCAGATTCTTTCTTGATATCATTTGCAATTTTTTCAAAAATTCCACGAGCTTGAATAAGTTGTTTGGCGATTTCTGAAGCATCTTCAATAGCCATAAGATATCTCGCAGTCCTATTTGTTTTCATCCTACTTTCAATGTAATCATGTTTATCAATCTTATTATTCTCTCCCTTCAATTCTAAGAGGCGATTTCTCGCATTCGCATTGGAGATGAGTTTAATTGGAACTCTGTCCATGGTTATAATCTACACGGTTTATTTTTTTAAATTAATTACCAAACGCAACACCAGCCATACCGTTCTTGATACGAAGAACGTTATAGTTGACTGCGTAGACACGCGCGGGCTTGGAAGAATCTGCAGATCTCACATTGTTGAGAACCAACTTAGCGTTATCAATTCGTGAGAAGTTGATGGAACCAGTTGGTTGAGACTTTGGCAATGACATACAGAATGGCCATGTGTAAACACTGTCTTGAACAAGACTATCAACACCAAGAGCTGAGCAATGCATCTCTGGAACAACGTCGTGGTGGTAGATGTTTGACATATTTTCGGAAAGAGCGGTACCGTTGATGTAAAGTGAAGATGTACCGAATGTATAATTGGTTTCCCAATCGGCATTATTAATATTACCCGCGACCAAGTGAATAGCCTTTACTGGGTGATTGAAATAAGTAAGATCAAATTCGGTGTCCGCTTGGGAGCCTGGTTGATATTGAGTTTGGGTAATAAGAATTTCGTGTTCGTTATCGGTGAAGAACTTGCGTTCGTCTGTATCGAGATATACGTAGTTGGCGTAAATTTTGGGGGTACCTACCAAAGTGTATTGATCTTGAAGCTTTATACGAAGTTCAACTTCGTGATATTGAAGCGCCACAAGTGGGAGGCACTTAGTCCAATCTTCACCAAAGAAGAATGGAATCATAAAATGATCACCATTGGAGTTAAGTTGTGCGGTTTCTATGGTGTGTCTCATAGTCGCCTTGGCTGAATTTTCACTGTAAAGTGGGTTGTAGACACCCTGAACAAAGAGGGAATCAAGTTCGCAAACTTTCTGACCACCGATCCACAATTGGAATGTGGTGGGATTAGAAGCCGAAGTGTCAAACATGGCGTTATTACCACCTGGTAAGGCAATACCCTCAGCTTCAATCCAAACATAGCTTAGGAGATCTCCCTTTGAACGAAGTGGAACAGTAATTTCATTAGAGGCACCAAATGTACCAATGTAGTCGACGCGTTCTGGTCTCATAGAAAAGTTAGTGTGTCGCTTGTAGTTTTGACGAAAGAAACTTACTTCAGGTTTACCAGTGATGTAGACGTCCTGGGCACCTTTAGATACAAGGTCAATCAAAGCGGCAGACATTTTTACTAATAAAGTATATTAAAATTTTCGAACATTGATTACACAATGGTAGCCTTCCAAGCACTTACATGGGAAGCTCGCGATTCTGACGAAGAACACTTGATTAGTATTTTTGGTAAAACCGATGAAGGAAAGTCTGTCTGTCTAACAACGGCTTTTACACCGTATTTTTTTATTAAACTTCCAACCGGAATTACAGATCAGAAAATTCAAAGACTTTACAGTGTTCTTGACAAAGTGTGTAAAGATTCACTCGTTGATTTTTCGGTGACAAAATCAAAAGATGTTTGGGGTTTCCAAAACAGTGAAGAGTTTCCATTTATGAAAATTAACTTTAAAACTCTCCAAGCTAGGCGATTTGTAGATTCGTTCCTGAGAAAACCACTCAATAGAACACCCGAGCTTTTTGAGATTTTGGGTGTTATGAATGTAAAAGTTTACGAATCAAATCTAGATCCTGTGTTACGTCTAATGCATCGAACCGGAATTCAATCTACAGGTTGGCTTGATACCGGTGACAAATGCACTCGGTCGTATCTCGCAAATGTTGACCTTGATCTTTTTTGTAATGACTGGACCACCCTGAAACCCGTGGCTCGCGATGATATCGCTCCATTTGTAGTGGCTTCTGTAGATATTGAATGTAACAGTTCTACTGGTAAGTTTCCGGATGCTGATATTCAGGGTGATGCTTGTTTTCAGATTGCAATCTCTCTTTGTAAGTTTGGTTCTGATGAACCATATGATAAGACGTGTCTTTGTTACAAACAGACAGATCCAAACCTGGAAGGTTGTAATATTCTAAGTTTTCCAACGGAAAGAGAAATGCTCGAAGCTTTTCAAAAGTATATTCACACAAAGGATGTTGATATCATCACTGGTTGGAATATTTTTGGGTTTGATATGGAATACATATACAAACGTGCTCAAATAAATAGATGTAACCCAGACTTTTTCAATTTGGGTAAACTCAAGGATACTGAATCAGAACTTACAATTAAGAAACTTTCATCAAGCGCTCTTGGAGATAATCTCCTAAAGTTACTTCCAATGAGTGGACGCTTCATTTTCGATATGTTTCATGAAGTCAAGAAGGGATATAAGCTTGATAGCTATAAATTGGATAATGTATCGAGATTATACTTGGGTGATCAAAAAATTGATATGGCACCAAAGGAAATGTTCGCTCGGTACAGAGAAGAAGATCCTGTAAAGCTTCGAGAAGTTGCCGAGTATTGTATTAAGGATACTCTTCTTCCACATAAACTTATGAAAAAGTTGTGTACTCTTCTAAACTTAGTTGAGATGGCAAAAGCAACCTGGGTTCCAGCTACATTCCTTGTAGAACGAGGACAACAAATCAAGGTATTCTCCCAACTTACGAAAAAAGCACGTGAATTGGGTTTCATGGTTCCAACTATTCGGTATGGTGCTATCCCCGAAGAACCATATGAGGGTGCCACAGTTCTTGAGGCTCAAAAGGGTGCTTACTATACTCCAATTACAGCGCTCGATTTTGAAGCTCTGTATCCATCGATTATGATGGCTCACAATCTATGTTATTCATCGTATGTTATGGACGAAAAGAAGTATGGTCAAGTGCCAGGTATTACTTATGAAACTTTCCATATTGGAGATCGTACATACAAGTTTGCACAAGATGTCCCCAGTCTTCTTCCGAGTATTCTTCTTGAACTCAAACAGTTCCGTAAACAAGCCAAAAAGGATATGGCAAACTCTACCGGATTTATGAAGGAGGTATATAATGGGAAACAATTGGCTTACAAGATTTCTATGAACTCTGTCTATGGATTTACGGGTGCTGGCAAGGGTATTCTTCCTTGTGTTCCCATTGCTTCTACAACAACCTCAAAAGGTCGTTCTATGATTGAAGAGACAAAGAATTATGTAGAGGCAAACTTTCCAGGTGCAAAGGTAAGATATGGGGATACAGATTCGGTTATGGTTGAGTTTGATGTCGGTGATCGTAAAGGTGAAGAAGCTATTGCATATAGTTGGGAAGTGGGTGAGAGGGCTGCAGAAGAGTGTAGTGCTCTCTTCAAAAAACCAAATAATCTCGAACTTGAGAAGGTGTATTGGCCATATTTCCTCTATAGTAAGAAGCGGTATGCGGCAAAGTTATGGACAAAGGGTAAAGACAATAAAATGCATATGGATTATATTGATGTAAAGGGACTCCAACTTGTTCGTCGTGATAATACACCACATGTACGTGAAGTGTGTAAGGAACTTCTTGATGTAGTTCTTACGTCAAGTGATCCAGGTCCACCCAAAGAACTTGCCAAAGAGAGGGCGATTGAGCTTTTGTCTGGCGATGTATCCAATGAAAAGCTTATTTTGAGTCAGTCTCTATCTGATTCGTATAAGGTTGGAGGTAAGAATGTTTCAGTGACGAGTTCGGAAAGTGTAAACATCAACCAGTCGCATGTACAAGTTGTTACGAAGATGCGTCAGCGAAAGCCTGGCTCGGAGCCACAGTCTGGAGACCGAGTTCCCTACTTGTTGACAAAAACTGAAAACTCCAAGGCTAAAGCGTATGAAAAGGCCGAAGATCCAAAATATGTAGAAGAACATAAGATTCCCGTTGATTACCATTATTATTTCCTCAATAAGTTTTTAAATCCTGTATGCGACTTATTGGATCCGTTATATGAAAATGTAAAGGAGGAAATCTTCGGTGATATTATCAATCAGCATAAACCACCAAAACCAATTAAGGAACCTTCCCTAAGTGGTATGAAAAAAGATGAACTTATCGCCGAATGTAAGCGCTTAGGTTTAGAAGACACGGGAACTTTGACAGTTTTAAGAACCCGCCTTAAGGAAGCGCGATTAACAAAACAAGAATCCGTTGAAGACTTATTTAAAAAATACGAGCTTACTCATAGTAAGGATGAGTCTGTATGATAAAATTACAAAAATAGTTGATGAAGAATTGGAACATCGTATTAATACAATTCTAAACGACTATGCTGAAATACTCTCAAAAAAACACGGTATTGCACTTGATGTTCTTTTGAAAGATTTACCAGATACATATACAAGCACAACTTGTAAGGGTACAAAATCAAATGGTCATCGTTGCGCTTTCAAAGGTGTTTTTAGTGGATACTGTCGACATCACAAGGTTCAAGGAGAACGAATATGTCATCGAATACCTTCAAGTGCAAGTCTCCATAATCACGGACCCGAGCAAATGTTTGTGAGGGGGTGTCCGGGTTGTGAAACTTCAAACGAGCTTATAGATTTGAATACCATATTATAGTAATGAGCAAAAACGATATTCTACTAACATCTATTAATAATTTTTACAATGAAGATAAGAATAAATCTACACTACTGACAATATTGGACAAAACGAGTGGTATATCTCTCCGCAATTTGGAGTGGTTTATCACAAACTATGCAAAGAAAAATCATACATCTTATCAAACTGGTGATGGTAAGTTATTCACTGTACACTGCGCTTATAAGTCAAGTTTGAATGGGTATAGTAAACAGTTATTTGATCCATTTTGTCGATCACAAAAGTTTGCATATATTATTCCGGGAACATCTCATGAAATTCAAACGACTTTAGCTCAGTTGAATTTCATCAAATGGTGTATCAAGAACAATATTATTGACTATATTAGCAATAATAGAGAATCTCTATTTAATAAGCAAGAGACATGAATCCCTTATCAAATACAAATGTTTGATATCCAGTATAGTACATATTTAATGAAAATGTCTCTGTTGCAATATCAATAATAGAAGTATCTAATTTGAGTTCTATGTTTGTTTTGTCGGATTGTATCTGACTAAAATCCAAGTTTCCCGATGGTTCCACATTAACCGGATTCAACGAGAAACTATATGTATAAACATTCCTAATGGGTCTGGAAAGTCTTTTTTGAAATGGAATTAAGTATTTGTAATAACTATGATCCGTCTTTGTAACATTTGGTAATTTGTTACCATTGATGTAAAAACTCGCATCGGACATAAGAGGATAGAAGAATGTATCTTCACCAAAAAAATCAAGAGATGACGAGAAGTTGAATCTATTATTAGTATAATACAATTCCGGATCAGTCTCACCAGCTGCTTTAATGACACTCTCATCTTCAAATAATGTATTTCTTAAAAACCAGTGAATACATTTTACAGGGATATTTGGGACTAAATTGTTTTTTATCATATCATCACCAAGATCACTCACAATAACTGGGTGTTTTTTCACAAGGTCGGTAATGAATGTTTGTTTTTCAGTTGCCAAGTATTTTCTTTCTTCTGGTGTTACCGTGATTTCTTCGGTTACTAAATTGAAAGATTGAAGTGTAACAGTATCCGTTGTATCTGTAAAAAAAGTTTGTGCGTGAAACTCAAGTTCAAATACAATTTTCTGTCGATAAATGGAGCACACTGGAAAATATGGTCTATTTGGTTTATTTGTCGAATATTCATCACTTGCATATTTTCTAGAAAAGAAGAAGTGTAATGGAATTACCAAATCCGATTCATATTGAGCTACACCCACATAACTCGCCAAAGTTGCATCATCAAAACCAAGGTTTCTATTTACAAGAAATCTATTTGCTACCTTCTCCGAAGTTTCTAAATAAAGCTCGTCGTATATAATCCCCCAGTCATCGTGTATCTTCTCAATTTCTATATCATCAACAGACATGGTGATACTCTTGAGAATATGACGCCCCAATTGGTCGGCGTAATTACCAACGGTTATACCAGGCATAGTTATACTAAGCCACATGTTACTCAAAAGATCTCCCATATTTCTTGGATTGAACTCCACCTTTATAGTTTGTGCAAATGGCCATCCGGCTGTTGCATTACCCGGTTTAACTATATTCTTACTTCTGTGATACTTTCGAAAGTCTGAATGTCTCTTACTATTCGTGGTATAATTAAAGAAGGATTCTTCTGGATCTTTGGAAAGCAAGTATGTATCTTGCTTCCCAATAGCTTTGAGCGAAATTTTCGCAGCTTCACCCATACCTATCTATTGCCTACATATTTTTAATATCCATTTTCCACATATCAATGTGACTTGTATTTTTCATTACTTCGAGTTCCTCTCTCGCCTGTTTAGCCTCTTTGATAAGTTCTTGAACACACTCCTCGGTGTATTGAACAGTCTTGATATTGAGAAGATAATCATACGTTCCACCAATCTTTGGGAAAAGTTGTGCAAGTTGTCGCTCCAAATCATCTCTCTTACGCTTGAAGACCACGATATCACCTTCAATGACCATAGTCACAAACTTGGATTTGTATCCACACATAGTTGCCCTTGTTTGAAGAACTTTAATGAGGTGCTCCTTTCTTCTTATGTAATGGTCGAGACGAAGTTCCACAAAGTCTTTGAGGATTTCCTCTGGACTTGAGTACTTGTAGATACCCTTTACTGGGTGGAAAAGGTGCATATTGGAAACATGAAAAGTCTTGCGCAGCTTCAAGTCTTTGAGGAGGTCCTTCCCTGTGTATCCCATAATTTCAAAATGAACATCCTCGGTGGTACTGTTATTTGTAAAGTTTGCAATGAGTTTCTTCTCTACGAGTCCATCCAGATATTCCTTATAGTCTTGTGTCCAGCGACCGGGTGGAAGTTCAGTGATAACAATATTTGTACCCGACCACTTCCAAACACCTTCCATCATCCATGTGTCTTCCTCTTTGTGTACCATACCCTTGAAACCTCTGAACCAAGGACGCATGGGTACGATAGCCTTACCATCAAGGATTCTTTGGATGTTTTCCTTGATATCCTGTGGGTTAAATGGTGGTACATAACAACTAAAACCAGTTCCAATACCTTCAGTGCCATTCACAAGAACGAGTGGTAGAGTTGGCATATAGAAATCTGGTTCAATTGACCTTCCATCGTCTTCGAGATAATTGAGAATTGGGTCGTCACGAGGATCAAATATCTTACGAGTCTCTTTGGATAACTTGGTGAAGATGTAACGTGTTTGTGACGCATCCTTACCACCCATAAGTCGAGTACCAAACTGACCACATGGCTGAAGTAGATTGATGTTGTTTGAACCCATATAATCATTTGCCAGTTTCACGATTGTATCCGCGAGAGATACTTCGCCGTGATGATAGGAAGACTTATCTGCAACATACGCTGCCAATTGCGCCACCTTCATTTCATCTTTGAGATTTTTTTGGAAACACGCAAACATCACTTTACGTTGTGAAGGTTTGAGACCATCCGCCATATGTGCGATAGAACGCTTGAGGTCTGCCAGACTGAAATTGACAAGGTCCTTGTGGATGAAATTAGTGATATCTAACTTCTTGATTGAACCATAAGGTACTTCAAGTTCTGTTGCATCCTTTGCGGTACTTTCGAGAAGCCAAGTCTTCCGATCATCCGCTTTCTTTTTATCAAAGGCGAGAACAATAGACTTATCTGTCATAACATCTGCATCAAACTTCACTGTGAGGTCTTGAATCTTTTTGAAATACTCTCGAGCTTCCGCCGAAGTTGAAGTACCCAAACCCTTGTAGTATTTAATTCTCCACCCGGCTTGTCCGGTGCCATACCAAGTGCGGAATGCGGAGTCTGTATAGAAAGACTTTACAGAGGTACCCTTGGTAGCTTTAATAATTGGTGTCACCATAGAAACAACAAATCCTAACTTGAGAAGACTTGGCCAGAAATAATGAATCATATTGAGAATAAGACCCTTAATATGCGAACCGTCATTATCAGCATCCGTCATAATCATAAGACGACCATAACGAAGTTCCGAGACATCGGTATATTCTTTACCTTGTTGAAGACCCAAAATCTTCTTGAGGTCATTAAACTCTTGATTAGATGTAAGTTGAGACACAGAAGCATCTCGCACATTCTTACACTTACCACGAAGAGGAAACACACCATAGTGATCGCGACCAACGACGGAAAGACCCGCAACTGCCAGAGTCTTTGCTGAGTCTCCTTCTGTAACAATTAAGGTACATTTACTGGAATGTGTAGTTCCAGCCTTATTTGCGTCATCCAACTTGGGAATACCGGTAATTTTAGACTTGCGGGTGCCATCAGATTTTGAGAGTTCCTTCATTTCCTTAAACTTTGAGAGAGCCAACAGTTCATCTTGAATACCAGTTTTAAGAGCATTCTTAATAAATGTTTTTGGTGGTTCAAACTTACTTCCAAAGTCTTGAGCTTTTGAGGTACATTCAGATTTGACTTGACTTGAGAATGTTGGATTTTCCAGAGTTGCTTTTACAAAGATATTGAAAGTATTCTTGACTTGTTGAGGTCTCAACTTAATCTTCTTTGCCAATTCGTCGATGACACCGGATGCCAAAAGTGACGCCACGTGGTCCACGTGAGAACCACCTTTGGTTGTACAAATGCCATTTACAAATGATACCTGTTCAAGTCCATTCTCAGCTGGACCAACACATACTGACCAACGGTCGGTAGTGACTGAACAAAGTTCGGTAACACCCTCGTGCATCTTAGCATATGCTTCAAATCCTGTTTTTGGGAGTGCTTCATCTTGGAACTTGACCTTACAGTTTGGTGTAGTACATATGTTTGCATCCCATACACGCTTTTCAAAGATTTTGTAAATATTGATATCCAACTTTTTCATACCAAATCTTTTCCAATCTGGGACAAAAGTAATTGAAACTGAAGAAGTTGAACCAGAATGTTTTGTAATTTTTGGTGGATGACACACAGTCATATTATTGTTCCATTTTTGGGTATATGTTTGTTTTGTTTCATGATCCTTGATGATAATAGAAAACTCGGTTGAGTATATATTAGTCAATTTAGCCCCATACCCATTACGACCACCGACGATACGTTTTTGTGAATCATCATAATTTGTACTTGTGAGAAGATGTCCAAACGTGAGTTCTGGATTCCATACACCTTCTTTTTCATGCATACGAACTCCAATACCACCAAGAGGTCCGTTATTTTCAACGGTAACAGCCCCAGTTTCTTTGTCCACATTTACAGAAATACTTGTGACATTCTTCGGATGGACAGAGTTCCGGTCAATTGCGTTAACCAATATTTCATCAAATATCTTGAGTAAAGCTGGTGAGTATGAAATATTCTTCTTTTGGAACTTATTATTAGACTTGTTAAGAAGCCAATACTGTTCATCGCTGATATCTACTGGTCCGACATATGAATCCGGTCTCTTAAGGACGTGTTCAATATGAGTAAGTTTTTGAATACTCTCACCCATTTTTTCTTTAATAATTGGAGCACTATTTCTTTACTTAGGTTTATTTACCAATAATCTCGTAGAAGTCTTTGCGCCACTGTTTCATGTCGTATCGGGTAATTGCATTTGTTTTGGGTCTCGTAAACTTTTTGATACCAATTTGTCTAAAAGCATCTATTTTTGGATTGTATTTAATTTTACCAGCATCATAACAACACTTACATACACGAATATCATCTAAGAAATATGTATTGTTGTTATCAAAAGGTAGAGCAGTTTCGTGTAGATATTCATCAAAAAGTTGAAGCTCACGACTAGTAGCATTTCTATAGTATGGGTCCAAGGGTGCAAGACATGTGGTACACAAATAATCCCATTTTATTTTCATTCTTATAGATAGAAGATGGCTTATCTTTATCTGTTGGCTATAATTTTTGTGCTTTATCTGATGATGCAAAATAAAACACGCGGTATGAATAAGGCTATAGAAAAACTTGTGAGACAGTCGGCGCGATATGCCGTTGCGGCACAACAGGATGCGTCTCCGGTAATAGCATTACTTCACGCAAATTATGCAGCTGCATATTTTTACGCTCTTCGAGACATTGCAAGTGAATCTCAAATTCATAACGCAACTGGTATTGATGTTAAAAAGTTCAAAGAACATGTTACAAATGTTCAAGATATGGTAACCCGTAAAACTTCTGAAAAATGTCCAGATTTTGTTGGTGAAGTTGACGTTTACCTGGCTCAAATTGGAGGAGAGGCTGCCTAAGTCTCCTTGAAAATCTTAAATTATTATCTGTAAAAATGCAAGTCATTCGTGATACTATGTGGAATTCCTGTCTCTCTGACGCGGTAAAAATGTACCGTCTCAGAGAACCAAATGAAAAGTGTTACAAACTTGCAGATGCGACTTGGAAGTGTAAAATGTCTTATATCAAACACAAAAATACCAAGAACAACAAAGCCATTATTTTTCTTGATGCACCACCCAAAGAAAATACACCTGACCAACGCACATCCCATAAGATTTGTTGCGCTACAACAATGTCAGGTAAGGCTTGTCGATTCAAGGCTGTGTGTGGAGACTATTGTCGCAAGCATAAGGTAACATCTACAAGTATCGGTAATAAGGTGGATGTTAGTGACCTTTTGAGTAAGCTAGACGGAATTAAAATCCATTAGTACTATAAACAATGTTCTTAGACCAGGAGAACCTTAGACCTGTAATAATAGCAATGGCTCTTTACATCGCCATCAATCTACTCGTTCCACGCGTAATTAAGAAACCAACTGGTATCAAGTTTTTAGATGACATCGTTATGACTATGATTGCTCAACAGGGTTCTCTAATGAGTGGTACTATCATCATTGGTATTGTTGTTCTTGGTACCAATTACATTCAAGATGAACTCTTGTAAAATGTTTTCTTTTCCAACTAGATTCTTTGTGTATTCGTGATTCATATACCGAAGTTTCTTATTATACACGTCTTCCATAAACTCCAAGAGTTGGTTCGGATTTGGCTTGCCCCAAGTCATTCCCTTTTTGAAGAGAAAATCATCCCTCTCCAGCTCTTGAAGTTCACAATCAATTGTATATGGCGTCTTTACATACTCCGACGATCCACCATAATTTGTAATAATTACGGGTTTGTCTCGCAGTGCTGCTTCCACTGGTCCCATACCAACACCTTCCGATTTTGAAAAACTCACATAACAATCACATCGATCGTGTATTTTATCCATTTCTTCGTCGGAAATGAGTCCATTTATCACTTCAACATTTGGTAGTTTAATCTCAACCGGTTGAATACATGTCGCCTTTACCACAAGACGACTATCTGGTTTATTTAGTCTTATAAAAGATTCAAGTATTCCTCTAAAATTCTTTCTATCATCTGCAATGTTTCCGATGTGATAAAATGTATAAGGCTTTGTTGGTGGTGGAATATGTGCATGAACTATATAAAAATCGTTATCTGGAAACTGTTTAGACAAAACACGTTTACAAAATTCACTTGGAACTGCGATTCGTTTGGACTCTTTCATAATGAGACTATAGTCTTCGTGAACAGTTTCGGTTTCACATACAGTCATTATTGCGAGATTCTTAATTCGCGTTCTAGCATACTTCAAGTAATCTATATGTGGTTTCACAGGTAATAAAAATAAAAGACCATTTTCACCTTCAGGAAGTTCACTTCCAATAAAGTGATATGAGGCTGTATCAAACAAGCTGGTATATTTGTACGCGTGTTGACCTATCCCACTATTTAGTTGAGGACCTATGATGATCATTTGGTTTAAAGATAATCTTGCTTTTATATATAATAAAATGGAATCTTTGCAAACTGAAATTCGTGAAGAAATGCGACGCAGTCGTCTCGATAAGGATCGTCTTTACAGCCTTCTTTTGAAGATTGTTGAAACCACAGGTGGTGAAGGTTCCGTTGGTCCAGCGGGTCCAGTCGGTCCAGCGGGTCCAGTCGGTCCAGTGGGTCCAGCGGGTGTTTGTCAGTGTAAGTGTGTCAAGGAAGATGTTGTTGAAGAAGCTCCAGTGAAGGTTGCCACAACAGTCAAAAAGGTACTCACCAAGAAAAAGACTGTCGCTTAAGTCAATACATTTTTAATAATTTTTCAAACATTTACTGAAATAGTACAGGTACTTCTATACCAGTAAATGAAGCATATTACCCCCAACTTTAAGCCTATAAAGATACAACCAAAATTAAATATCCATGGTAAATCACCAAAATCAAGGACTTTTATTGATATTAAAATTATATGGACGAAGAACCCGAAGAACCCCCCCGATTCACAGACCAAACGAAGGCTCCAAAAATAGCTACCAGAATTGCTACGAGAAGACCGAATGAGTATTTCTCTTTTGGTTTTTCAGGTGGTTTATCTGGTAATCGCTGTACATTTTGATTGAGTGTATCTATCTTACCAACTAGCTGCTGTAATGCTTGCAATATTTGTAGCTCGCGATCTTTAGGCTTTTCTTTTACATTTACAGTTGTAATCTCAAGCACCATGTACCAAGTTGCATCCGGTTGAAGTGTAACATAATCTCCATCGTCTTGTTGCTCGTATATTTTGAAGTTCAACTTCTTGATTGATATAGGATTGAAATAATTTGTGTGTCGATTAAAACTCTTCCATTGCTTGTCTCGTATGACTGATGTAGAGTTTGGTGTCATATGTCTTTCTAATGGTATTCTCGCGAACACCTGTCCGTGTCTCTCATCTAAAATTTGAGCAACTTTTGGAACTTCTGGACACACGATATCCACAAACTTTGCGATATCTGTACGAAAACCATTACCAACATCAGCATCACCCACTTGTGTGATATAGAAATCAACCATCTTGATGCCGAGAACTCTACTCATATCCTCGACATGTGTATTTGATTCAAGTTGGAGATCGAGTGAAAATGTGTTATTTGTGCCATTCACAAAGTGCGAATCAATGAGTACATACTGAACCTTTTTAGGTATGTCGTCAAGTGACATTCTGAAGTATACTAATATAAAAAATAAAGTAGATTTTCATATAAATGTACGCAAAGGCTATTTACAGAACTATTATTACAATGTCACCTTTCTATGTTGAAAACTTCTGCATTTGGGTAAAGACGGCTGTATGGGATGCTCCACGCCGTATTTATTTGGATATTGATTTAGAGAAACAAAAGATAGAAAGAGACCTAAGTAGAGTTGATCGTTGCGAATCTTCCTCCGAATAAATGGAGTATATTCCACTTGTCACTGACGATTTTAGAATTGCTTTCTGTCAAGCCACAAATACACTCTGTTCAGATATTCAACGTGTTATCTGGGAAAAAGTTCTCTACGAAGATATAAGGTTAGAGCCACCATCAGCTCCACAAAAATGTCGTATAAAATACTCAAGAGTTTCTGGGAACTCATTACCCCGCAACCTTTACGTAGACCTACTCCAGACCCTATAGTGCGTCAGTGTCAAGAGTACGATGAGATAATCGCAACCAATGAAGCTGGCGAGGTAGTTATTTTACATTTACCAAAAAATTATAGCCTAAGTTACAAATAATAAATGAATAATTATGAATCATCTCTACCGTCAACGTCTTGATAATTTCCGTTTGAAATGTGAGGATGCACTCTCCATTTTCAAAAAGAAGCGCCGCGATACTTTTGTCCAATACGGGGATACACAGTATGATGACCATATTTCAAAACTGCTGTCTATCGTAAACAAGGTCAACGAAGAAATAAGAACTATTGATGCTATCGAAGATACCAAAGTTGTTGACAATCTCGTTGAAGAATATGTAGTCATTGAGAAAAGCACCGCGGAACTTCAACAGGAGCTCATAGATTCATTACACTGTGAGTTTGAAAATTTGGACAAAGAGATATGGTATGACGAAAATTTTGAAAATTGGAAGCAGATGCCACCTCGTCAAGAATGTGATACGTATCCACTTCCACAAAGATTGCGATATTCCAACTGTCGTCGTGTGATGTTTGACCATCTTGAGCGGGATTGGAAAAAGAAGACATTTCCAACACTGGCTGATAGATTGGAATTTTTCTAACGTGAGACGCCATTTTATCAAAAAGTTAAATAAGGACATCACTCGTAGAAGAAGTACATAAGAATGGCGCGTCGACCAAGAGTTATTATTAAGACTGAATATTATTACTCATCTGAGAATGAATCTGAACCAGAATCTGAACCAGATAGTGAATACGACCCACGCGATTCTGAAAGCGATACCGACGACGACGATGAAGTCTCCGAATCAGAAGTTTCAGATTCTGAAGATGGAACGGACTACGAATCAGAGACCGAACCAGAATCAGAATCCGAAGAACTTGACGACCCACGACCATACTTCGGGCGGGGTTTCCGAGTCTACTTCGATAGCCACGAAGATAAGAAGCGGTTTATGACCGCTTTTGGATTTTAATATCCTAAGTCAACTCCTAGACATTTAATAATTATCAAATAATGTTACATCAATTTGAATGGATTCTCGCTGTCGGTGGTATCTTCGCATTCGTCGCGTCTTTTGGTATCGGTGCTAATGATGTTGCAAACGCTTTCGCAACATCTGTGGGCTCGGGTGCTTTAACAATCAAGCGAGCTGTTATGCTTGCATCTGTGTGCGAGTTTTCTGGTGCTCTATTTATGGGTGGACACGTTGTCAAAACAATTCGACAAGGTATAAGTGACCAGAGTTGTTTTGAGGATGACCCCGGACTTCTTATGTATGGATGTATGTGTGTTCTTTTCTCTGTTGCATTTTGGCTCATATTGGCTTCATATTTGGAAATGCCCGTGTCTACAACACACTCTTGTGTTGGTGGGATGATTGGTATGACTATGATTGCTCGTGGTTCTAGTTGTGTGACATGGTATGCTAAGACAAGTCAATTTCCATATGTAAAAGGCGTTGTCGCTATTATCGTGTCTTGGTTATTATCCCCCATTTTATCTGGAATATTTGCTTCCGTGCTCTTTGTTGTTCTTCGAAATTTGATTCTTCGCTCAAGCAATTCATATAAACGTGTTCAATATGCATTTCCTATACTCGTTGGATCTACTTTTATTGTCAACACATTTTTCATCGTGTACAAAGGTGCAAAGTTTTTGAAGCTTGATGATACATCGATATCGAAGGCGTGTGCTATCAGTTTTGGTATTGGAGGTGGCACTGGTATTCTTACATATTTTTTTATTAATCCTTTCATTTTCAAGAACCAAGATGTTCAGGTTTATACACAAGAACTGGAGGACGGTACTGTTCAAGCTATCCACGACAATGCTGAAAAGTTTGATGAAAAGACTGAATATTCTATGCGATATTTACAGATTCTAACGGCATGTTGTGATTCATTTGCACACGGTGCCAACGATGTCGCAAACTCTATTGGACCTTTCGCCTCCATCTATGTTATTTACAAAACTGGAAAGGTTGAAAAGAACGCAGATATGGGAAATGATGCCTATTGGATTCTTGCTTTGGGTGCCACGGGTATAGTGGCTGGTCTCGCACTTTATGGATACAAGATTCTTCACGCTCTTGGAACCAAAATGGCAAAACTCACACCAAGTCGAGGTATCTGTATTGAACTTGGCGCTGCATGTGTCATCATTTTGGGTTCCCGTCTTGGGTGGCCTCTCTCTACCACACACTGCCAAGTTGGTGCTACCGTTGGTGTTGCCCTACTTGAAGGTACCGGTGGTATCAATTGGAGATTGTTATACAAGACAATTTTCGGATGGCTCATAACACTCGTTGTTGTTGCCTTATCCACAATTTTGTTATTCGCCCAAGGCGCATATGCCCCAATGGTGAAGTATCCCTCGTATATTTAAGCCTAATTTTTTAGTTATATATAATAAGATGATACGATTACGTATTGGAATAACCGACGAGACAACTCCAGAAGACCTCGACGGTTATTTTACTCAAATTTGGAAACACCAGAAACGAGTCATACTTGTTTTTGACACAACACAGTGTTGTCATTTATCTCTCAGACGCGCATTGAAAATGAAATCTGTCCTTAATAAACATCGTGAAAATTCAAGAAAGTTTATTGAGCATAGTAATATCATGGTTAAAAGTAATTTTGCGAAGAATATTTTACGAACTGCTCTCTCTATTATTCGTACAGAGAGACCTGTGTATGTAGAAAAAGTTTAAACGAAGCAATAGACACATCTCGTTTGTTGAAATCCATTAAATGTACTTGCTGCGGCACTTGTATACGCCCCAAAGTTTTCTACGTATACCCACTCGCCTATAGCCAAATCTGGTAATTGACACTGCTGTGCGATCACGTCTATTGAATCGCACGTCGGTCCAAATACAACTGAGTCATATAACTTTCCATCTCGTTCATTATATGGTTGAATTAGGGGTTTTGCGTGGTCAAAATATACACAGTTAAATGAACCATAAATACCATCGTTGAGATAGTACACAAATCTATCGGCATTCTTCTTCTTTCCGATAATATTTGTCACAAGTGTGTGCGAAGAACATACAAAGTATCTACCGGGTTCGGCAATGATTTGAATGTTTTCATCTGGGAAAAAGTCTTCAATTCCTCTATTAACTTCTTTTGCGATATCTTCAAACTTTACACCGTCGTGTGTATCGTACCCGGGAAACCCACCACCAATATCAACAAAGTTCATGTCGTATCCGATTTCTTTCGCGATATCAAAAGCATTTCTTACATCATTAAGAGCTGTATAATACGTCTTCGCATCTTGACAGTTACTCCCAACGTGAAATGAAATACCAATCACATTGAGTTGTAAAATCTTTGCGGTTTCAAGAACATTCTTAATATCAACCTGATCTATACCAAACTTACAGTTGAACTTACATATTGATTTAGAATCATCAGTTTTAATACGAAGTACTAACTTTGCGTGTGGATGGTATAGCTTAATCTTATAAAGTTCGTGAACATCGTCAAATGTCATAAGGTCAACGTCTTCAGAGCGAGCAAACTTAATTTGACCACTTGCCTTGCAAGGATTTGCGTAGATAATGTTACTTGGGTCAACCCCATGACTAATAACTTGACTAATTTCAGTCTTACTCGCACAGTCAAAACCAATGTCAAATTTACTTAAGATTTTTGTAATTACTGGGTTTGGGTTACATTTTACAGCGTAAAATGGTTTCACACGAGGAAGATATTCAACCCACTTTTCGTATTGTTCAACAATTTTATTAACATTGACAATGTAGAACGCACTATCATCGTCATTGTTTTCCATAAACTTGCTTATGATGTCTATTGTATTTGTACATCCTTCTTCAAATATACGAACATCGCATTCTTGAATGAGACTTACAAGTTCTGGAAAGTCTTTCATCAGTATTCTACACTCGCGCGATTCCTTTAATCCAAGATAACTAATCTTGGACTATAGTAGATGTTATCAACCAAACTATTAGTAATTTTTCCAATCACGAAACACAGCAGGAAGGTGTCAATACATGCTCAAAAAAAGGACGACGTGTGGGACCCCGATGAGCAGTCGCGTATAAATGATAACAAGAAATGGAAACGGGATCAACCACCCGAGGATGTTTGGGATATAGATAAGGAGAGGGATGCGACTAGATACAAGCGCGAAGCTTTAGAAGCTTTGTTACGACTAAAAACCAAAAAAGAAAAGAAAAATGATTCCTAAGTTGTACCCAAATTAATTTGAAAATTATGTACAAAATGACTGGCGATCCACTCAAAGACGATATTCAATGGCTTCTTCAAGAACTTAAACAAGTAAATCAAGATCTTGAAGCAGTTAAATCTTATTATGGTTTTATAGACCGCGGAAATACAGTATCATCGCGATATGAAGCTATTGACATAGAGACTGAGACAACCTGGAATTTGCGCGACTACCTCCATACACAGCTTGTTATCCTTAACGAAGCCCGAGAAAACATCCTTTTTGAACTTGAGTGTTTAGATGAAACTTACTTAGAAAATATGTAATTTAAACTTGTAAGAATGGAAGACCTCCGTAATGTGATGCGTATTATAGATGAGAACGCAACCAAGTTACCCGAAGGAGACTATCTAGAAATATGCAATAGATTACAAAGTATTTTCAAAGATAAAGAATCCAAGGAAATGTCACCATTATTTGATTACGAAAATTTTAATTTTTTTGTTGAAAGTATTCCGGATATGGCGCTTGATTATTTTTATGATCACTATTATACAGAGTCTATCGAGAATGATATAGACTTTCTTAATGTTCAAAAGAGTTATCTAGAAGATGAAATAAAAGAGCACAAACCATTCAAACGTGTTACAGCTTATACAAAACAAAAAGCTATTTTACATTATTGTTGGATGCATAACATGACATTGGAACGGTATACTCCTGAATGTTTAAAACAGTACCTCGATGAGCGTGGGTACGATTTAGGTGATGTAGGTGAAAATTTTAACGTTGCATTAAAAAGGATGTACAGGTCATATTTAGTAGTTGAAAATCGCTATAGGGAATTATATCGAGAATCAATGTATAGAAAAATCAACAAACTCAATGGATGGATTGAGAATTTTGGTGACATGTAACCTAAGTTTTAGATAAGTAATTGTAATTTGAAATATAAAATGTTTGCACCTGTCTATGATTATCGTTGGGGTTCCGGTACAAAGCAATTAACCGACCGCACTATCCTTAATAATTCTAAAAAGTTCATTATTAAGAATGGTAAAAAGTTTGAAATTAACCATATTCCTAAAATTGGTGAAATGGGTATTCATGGTGGAGTTCTTCAAGTGATAAGAGGAGCAAGACAAATTACGTATCATTAGTGCCTAAGTTAAAATTGGACTCTTGTAATTTTATCTAAAAAAATATGGACTCTCTTGTCAGCCTTATGCAATCTATTGACCTCATTTCCAAGTCAATCCCAGAGGGGGATTACTTGAAGATGTGCAACGATATGAAAGATATCTATAAAGTTATTCCCCGTCCCACGTCACCGGAAGCAGCTTTGCCTCGTGTAAGAATTCCGCGTCAAGCACAAAGAGTTTTGTATAGTGACAGTGACACCGAAGATGATAATGAAGTAAACGAATACGCTTTGAGACCTCTTGGAGATATGAGAAATGAGATGGAACAAGTGAATATAAATATAGCAATAGCTTCGAGAGAAGTTCGAACAATTGAAAGTCGTCTCAGATATCTGAAAATTAAACAACGAGTCACTGCTACTATTAGAAAAGATGCTGTTAGAGAAAGAGCTCAACAACTTGGTTTTAGACTACGAGAACACACGGTAGAGGAACTTCGTGCAAAAGGTCACAATATACCAGATGAACGGAGTTTTTACAAAAACTATCTTGAGAGGCAAAACCTCATTACTACGGAGCTTATAACTGATCTTCGTGATGACCTCGTTGAGCTAAAAAGGCATCACGGACAACTTGAGACTCGCCGTGGTGAGCTTCATTTTGCAATTTACGGGCAACCTTTGCGATAGCCGCGTAACGTTTGTATTCACTTTGTAATCTATCTACTAAGTCCATCTATACTGGAAACGAAGGTATTTTATCTAATTTACTTTCAGCTAAATCTGCATCTTTCATATAACCTATCAACATACCTATATTGAAACCCATTACTAATCCTCCTGTGACAAGCGAACTAATTCCAAGAGTTTTTATAACATTCATTATCTACTATCTACTTATAAGTTTGTCTGCACCACCATTCATTTCCGCCTGAATATTCAAAAATGATATGGATGAGAGCACCGCATAGTATAAGAAGTGTTTGTGTGTTAATTTTGATATCAAGTTTCTGGAGCAAGTAGAAAAGAGCTGCGTTCATTATACCAATAATAAGAGCTTCGAAGGCAACGGTTGTAAGTTGTCTTTGCATTTATAATACATTCCGAAAATAAAATATCATTATATATAAATAATGAAGAACCAGGAAAAGATCATAGGTGTAGTCGTGGTATGTTTGTTAGTTTCTTCTATAATAGTGCTTATTATGAGTAGAAAGGAAGAACCACGACCAACTTTAGGACCAAGTATAGAATTAAAACCAAGTAAGGCTTTACAACCAATTCTGGAGTCATCATTGGAACAGTCATCTGCTATAGAACTAGCTTCTTCTCTTAATCCGTCGGCTACGTCTGGTTTATCGTCAATTGCGACGTTAGCAAATTCTTCCCCATCACCAAGTACAAGTTATTACACTCTCCGTACATAAGTCACCCCTCTTTTTAAAATTATTATCTCGTCGTATTATAAATGCCGGACCCAAAGTTAGTTGTAGGTGGTGCCGTCTTATTGTGTTGTTCAGTTTCAGTTGCTGTTGCTATGATGGGTGGTCGGGATGAAACTTCTACAACGGAATCACCAGATCCACCGAGTCAATCGGCTCCAACTTCTACAACGGGATCACCAGGTTCATCGACTCAATCGGCTCCAACTTCTACAACGGGATCACCAGGTCCATCGACTCAATCGGCTCCAACTTCTACAACGGGATCACCAGGTTCATCGACTCAATCGGCTTCACGCCCGATAAAGTGGGTAAAGAGTTCAACAGTAAATTGTGGTTCTGTATCCACCTCTGGCTATGTAGTTGGGTTTAAAACACCACAACACTCATGGGAAGATTTTCTATTTGAATGTGATAACGAACAAAAGACGAATAGAGACAACGATGAGGCTTTTCAAACAAATAGACTACAAAATATGGATTGTGGTTCGGGAAGAATAATTAGAAGTATTAGGCGAGAACCCGGAGTTTATAATTTTACTTGCTATACGCCAATTCCATCTGCTGAAATTGCCTCTGTTGCTTCTCGACAAATCACCCGCCCTATTCCCGAGGATAAAGTTATTCGTTGTGAAACTGGTGAACACTTACAGGGTACATACGGTACTCATTTTGTGTGCATCAAGAAGTCCTCAGATCCATCAACTCAATTGAGTGAATTTGAAAACGAAGCTGCTAAATATGGAGCAGTTCCCGGAATATTAGATAAACCTAAAACACTTGTAACGTCTAGTTCGGATTCAGAATCTGCAGAAAGATGTAAGGCAGCGGCGCGACATAACGAGGCTCTAATGTGGCATTACGACACCAAAAACCAAAAATGTTATCATTATGGAAAAGATAAAAATTATAAGTATGAAGGAAGTCCCACTGATGAAACCAATATGACTGGATGTGCGTTTGATGGTAGACCAAATACCGCGACGGGATGTAACAGTTATCCAGAAACTCGTATATTCAAACAAAAAATATCCGGATGGGACATTGGTGGTGCCCCTCTGAAAATAACTGGTAGAACAGAAATGCCCAACCTTCCAGATGATTGGAACGATAGGATAGGATCTGTAACCGTACCAAAATATACCAAATTGATTCTTTACAAGGATGCTAATTATGGTGGCGAAAAAAGGGAACATACTGGGAGTAAGAGCGCGGACCTTATGGGTTCGTCTTCGAGTGTATCATCTTTAAAAACGGAGTATATATAACATAAGTCCCCCCCCATTTTTACAAAAACAAAAGTACATCTTAATATGACCACCCTTGATCAACTCATCGCCGAAGTCGCCCTTCTTCGTCGAGAAGTCTCTGAACTCCGTATCCAAAAGAAGTCCCCC